CTTGCGGCCGCGAGCCGTAGCCGGTAGGCAATGACGGCGTGCCGCCTTTGAATAGGTCGGCGATGTTGCCAGCCAGGCCGCCAATCTGTCCGCCAGTCTTGCCGAAGTCAGGACCGAGAATGAGTTTCTTCGCTGTCAAGGTGAGCCAGTCGGCGGCGATTTCATCGATGACTTTCTTCACCCGCGAACCGAAGTCTTCCCAAGTTTTGATTTGCCCGCCGAGCACGTCCTTCAAAAGATCACTGCCAGCGTCGAATGCGCGCTCCATAGCCCGGCGCTGAAACTCCGTCACCTCATCGGTCTTGTTTTGAATCTCACCAAGCGATTTTTTCCACGCCAACGCAGTCAACTCGGCGCTTTCTTCGTTGGTCAATTGCGCTTGGCGGGCTAGCTCTTCGATCTTTTGCGCGGTCTTCGCGAAGTCAGCTTGGATCTGTGCGACGCGTTTGGATTCAACGCCAGCCGGCGTACTGGTGTCGATGGAATCAATCTGTAATTGCTGGCGTAGGTCGTTGACTTGATCCTGAGCGGTTTTGAGTTGCGCCGCTTGCTGCGCTGTCGTTGACGTGGCGATGATGCCGACGCCTTCGTTGGCTTCGTCGGCAAGCGCTTGCTGGCGTTTGGCGGTTTCCTCTAAACTGTCATTTAAGTTGCGCAGCGCTTCGTCGGCGCCGATGATCTTCTGACGGAGCACGCCAAAGAATTCATCGAGTCCCTTCGGGATTGGCAGTTGCTTATCGCGTAGATTGTCTTTTAGCGCCGCCAACTGAGCGTCAAGCTGTGCTCCCAATCCCGCGCTAGCGCCGAATAAGCCTTCGGTGCGTTTAACATCAATCGCGGCAAGCTGCTTGGTCATGCCATCCAGAAAGCTATCAACCATGTTCTGGACATCGCTCTTAGCTTTCTTGGCGCCGTCGCTGATTCCCTTGAAAGCGGCCTGCGGTTTGGTGACGTTGACCTTGTTTAGCTTGTCGAACTCTTCGCGCAGATTGAGCAAATCATCGCGCGCCTCACGCGCTAGTTGTTTATCGACTTGCCCGAATAAACCCGATTGACCAGACTTTTCCGCTTGGGCGATGATCTCCTTGGAAGTCATGCCCTCGACCCGCTCTTTAGATAGGCCAAAGGCTTGCGCCGCTTTTGCCGTCGCCTTATCGAGATCGGCACCAATCTTCGGCACGTCGCGGATCGCACCAAAGAACCTAAGAATGCCGGCCACACCTTCGGCGCCGAGTATCAGCGCTTGGTTTTTTAGCCGCGTCAGCGCATCGCCTACATCGTCGAGCGTCTTAACGTCTGCGGCACTCAATCCCTTAGCGCGCAGTTCATCGAAGTGGCCTGCTAGTTGGGATAATGCCGGGCCTAATTCCTTGGCTGACTTGCCGAGTAAGTTAAAAAGAATCGTGTTGCGCTCGACGGGATTTTCGATCTGGCCAAGCGCGTCAGTAACTTTTTTGATGAAATCGTCTGGCGAAGAATTACGCAGGTCGTTTAGGTTGAGCCCCAAGCGCTTGATCGATTGCGCTACCTTATCGCTATCAGCATCAACGTTGCCGAGATTCTTTTGCAAATTGAAAACGCCCTTGGCAAAGGCATCCATCGAAGTGCCGGCCTCTTCCAGAGGCGACTTGAAGCCAGACAATAGCTGCACCGACAGGCCGGTCTGATCACTCAAATTTTGCAGATTATCGGCAAGCCCAAGCACTTCCTTGCCGAAGCCAACAACCCCGCCGATGCTCAAACCAATTCCTAGCGCGCCGGCGAGCTGGCCGCCTGCGGTCTTGGCGATGTTTTGGATTTTGGAAAAGCTCGATTGGAAGGAGTTTTCCATCGTCCGCAATTGACCTTGCATGTTTTTAAGGTCAGCGGAGATTTGAAAGACAACGTTACCGACTTGCGTGGCCATTAAGCGCTCCTCTTGGCGCGCTGCTGGCGGCGCTTGTGTTGCAGATTTACAACGCCAAAGAATTTCTGGGCATTGGCGAGAAGATTTTTCTTCGGCGCGGGCGGCTGCGGTAGCTTGAAAAAACTATTGGCGGTAAAGAAATCGTGACGCTTGGCGCCGAGAAACTGATCGACGATGGCAGTCGCGTTAAGCGCGGCAGCGGCAATGGTGCCAGCGCGGAGAAATCTGCGGTTTTCCTTTTCTTCCCAGCGATCCATTCGGGCTTGAAATTCTATCGGCGTAAGTTTCCAAAACACGTCTTCGGTTATTGCAAGTTCCTGCTCGGCAAAGCTGACGAGCCAAAGCCAGTCTCTGGGCTCACGGTTTTTTTTTCCTGGTCAGGATCAACTTCCTTCGATTCGCCTTGCTTGAGACTCTTGCCAGCGGTAGCGACGTAGCCTTGCCACAAAGCGACCGCTAGGTCGTTAGTAGCCGTCTGGGATTTGTCGAGCATCCCGAAAATATCGTCAAAAGCGATCTCTTCCTTGGGCTCCCGCACCAGCGATGCCCATAGCAGCGCCGCAAGCAGGTCCAAGGGAAGTGGTGCGCCCATGAACGTCATGGCGTTGAAGGCATTGACCATCAGATAGTCAATCGACACCCGGCCAAAGGCATTGTTACCGCGCACGCGGTTGACCTCGCCTTCAGCGCGAAACAACGCCGCGTGATTCACCAGAATCTTGCGCGGCTTGTCGAGCAGTATCTCAATCGGTTCGATCAGCACGGATTAACTCTCTTGCGTCCATACCCATGCGCCGGTCGGCGCTAGCGTAATGCTCAAGCGACGCGCATCCTCGGCGTTGCTGGTCGGGTTGAACGCGGTGACACGCGCTTGGCCAGTGCAACGGCGGATATGGCCATCGGCCATGAAGATGTTGTAACGAAAGCTAGTCGCCAGATCGTCGGCGCGCTTGGATTCAATCTCTTGCTGGGAAGCGTTCATCGGCAGGAAATTACCCGCCAATTGAATGGTGCCGCCTTCAAGAAACGTCGCCACGTTATCGCGGAACGGCGGCGTGGATTGATGGGTCGTGGTATCAGCGAGAGTCCGCGTTCCAAGGTTGAATGAAATATCCTTGATGCCGTCGATCTCGTTGAAGCCTTCGGTCGGCGTTTCGCCATCGCCATATTCTATTGAGTCGCCTATTGCCCACTCTGCATCGGTATCAGCCATGATTCTTTTCTCCTTGTATTATTCCGGCCATTTGTAGGCCGCGACTTTTAAGTCCTCGGCATCGTCATAAGTCATTTGTAAAGCGCCGTTGGCATCGCGCCAGCGGGTTGGCGGCGCCACGAGTTTCACCTTCGCGCGCGCGCCGGCGGCTACGGTCACGGCCTTGTTCACGTCGGTTCCGTAGTCAGACAGAACAATCGAATTGAACGTGATCGTCTTGGCCGCCATGCCATCGTTCTGAAATTCAAGCCATTGCTTGCCGGTGTAGTTGTTCACGAAATTGCCATCGGCATTGGCGTCGGCCATCTCTTCGGTCAGCTCACCGGCGAGAAACTCAATCGGCGTGATTGCGGAAGCGGCCATCAGGCGAGCGCCTCCCAATGCTGGATTAAATAATTTTGCTGCACGCGGTAGAGTGCGAGCGATTCAACCGTGTCAAAAATGTAATCGTCGATCTCATCTTCAAGGAAAACGCCGCGCACAAGGTCCATGTAATTTTGCATGAGCGGTGCCGACTTGCCGTTCATCGCCAAGCGAACCTTTTCTGCCAGCGGCTTAACGTCGGCAAGATATCCAGCGCCGAGACACTCAACCTGAAAACGCGACTTCACTAGCTTGGTCGGTCCCTGGTGTGTCTGCTCGCGTTCACGTCCCGCCAGGGTGAATAACACCGCAGGGTAAAAGACTTTGTCCTTTTCCAGCTGCGGGATCGTCAACGGATAAACATTGTCGCCGACGATGGCTTTCACGGCGGCGTTTTGGTTAAGCGTTGCGTACACAGCTTCCTCAATCAGCGTCATGTTTCACGCCGCACTCCGGTGTAATTTCAAATGACACCGTCTGCACAGCCACGTTATTAGTCTTGGGTCGGGATAGTGCTCATGATGGACCTGAGCGTTGGGATCGCCGCAATTCGTGCATGGGTCTTGTCGAATTTCGCCGCGCTTAATTAGAATTCGCGTGTAAGCACGAGCTTTGGCTTTCATTCTCTGAACTGAATTAAGTTCGCGGTACTTTGGGCGATGCGCTCGCATATATGCAGCATGGCAATCGTTACAAGTTCTGCGATGATCAGGTCGCTTATGCGATGGATCACAAATTTGTTTCACGTGGAGCAATCCCATTTTTCTAAACAATGCCGATGGCCTCGCCTGCGTCTTGGATCTCTTCAAATCCCTTGATGACGCGCGAGGCGAAGATACGTTCGGCGGCGCTGGAGTTCCGCGCTCCCGCAGTTCTGAGATAGTGTTTACCCGGTATGAATCGCGGGTTATCGGCGGCGGCCCTGGTAGCGCGTCCTGTCGCCTTGAAGCCAAGCTCCTGATAGCGGCCCTTCAACAAACGACGGCCCGGCCCAATGATTACCCGCAGGCGCGCAAACGTTCCCTTTTTTACAAGCGCAGGATTGATGCTGCCGCGCAGTTCGCCACTCCTAACCGGTGCGTCGGCTTCGGCGCCTCTGTCGATCGGTTCCGCCGCTTCGATCAACGCGCCGGCAACTATGGTGCGCTGCAATTTAATGAAGCGGCCGCGAAGCTTGAAAAAAGCCCGCTTGGCGTCCTTCACTTCAACTTTTAAAAGGTCGGCCATCAGGTTAATTCTTTCGCTTCGATCTCGGTCATGATGCCGCGGCTATTCACGTTAATGATGCTTTCAATATCGAAGATTCTGACTGCGCCGGTCTTGCCGTCGGTATGCGTCATGCGCATCTTAGGCGTGAGATATGGCGCCGCGTTGCCGCGTATGGTTATCTTCGTGTCGGTCACGGCCTTAACTTGCTGCGCATTGAAGCGCTCGTCGCCGCGCATCGGCGCGATTGAACCGCGCACACTGCCCCTGGTAGCAAATGTTTTTACTCGCTCGCCGACCGAATTCTTGACTTCGATCGCCTCTTGAATCTCTAAGCGAAATCTCAGCTCTCCCGCGCGCATGCCTCACACCTGCAATCTCCGGTTGGCGCCGATCAGCGCTTCGTATCCCATTGGAATGTTCTGCATCGATACGCCGACGATAGAGTTCTCGCGGTTGGCGTACATGTGACCGATGTGCAGCAGCAACGCTTTGTTGATGTGCTCGGGAATGCCGCCGACGATGGTTGACGGCGTTGCCAGCGTTGAAGAAAACACCACGTCTTGCGACAAGGCGTCTTCGTCAATGGCGATCACTTCATGGGCTAGCGTTTGCAGCGGCGTCCCGCCTTGGGCGAGTACGTCAATCTCGGCATCAGCCGGCGCGGCGTTGTCAAAATTGACATGAAAGCCAGCGTCAGTTTTTTCGCTCACGCCGAACTTGGTTGTCCAGTTAGGTTCGATGCTTAGATGGTAATTGGTGCCGTCGAATGCCGGGTCCGGTGTAGTAACCGCGTCACCGTAGCCGACGACGAACTGCACGCGCACGCTGCGCGGGAAGCATCGGCTTGAAGGCCAGTAGGTGTTGTAGACCGGCGCGAGATAGGAAATCTCGTTGACTTGGTAATGGATGTATGCGGACGGATCCAGAGTCTGTAAGTCGCCATTGCCGTCGACGTATTTAACAAAGCTGATCGCCTGGACCGGAAAATACGGCAGCTTAATGACACAGGGAAACTCGGACAGCTCCAGCAGCCAGGTTTGCGAGCACAAACGGCGCGCGTCGCGCTCCTCGAAATAGGTGCGGGCGGCAGTGATGAGCGATTGGATCAGGTCGGAGTCTTCGACCTCTGGCGCAATAAGATGATCGTAGGCTTGCTTCAGCGTGAGCGGCTCGCCCACCGGTGCAGCGATGAGACTGAGGGATGATTGCGGCTCTTGGTACATGGCCCTAAATCGAACTTCTCCACGTCATCAGCCGATCAGGCCGTTTCGGGCGGCTTAGTTCGCATGCCGCCACGGCCGCGCGGTGACAACGCTTGCTCTGGCGCACCGGTCCTAGCGGCAAACTCCGGCTGCTTCTCGTCGCTCTTGAACTTGCCTGTCGGCGCCTGCGCAGGTACGACCCAGTCGTTGTTGAGATAAACTTCGGCGAGTGCCGGCTCTAATTCGAACTCGTCACCCGGTTCGCATTCCTGCTTTTTGAGAATGCGGCGCATGTCCTCGTTTCGGACATGCGCCGTGGCTCGTACAAACATTTTGGCGTCTACTCCCGCGCCGATTAGCTCGGCAACATTGAGAGATACTTGATCGGGTGCGTACCAGCGTCGAGCAAGTTACCGTCTGACCGCAGGTAGGCGATGAACGCTACTTGATCGGTTGCGGCATAGAGCTCGTCGAGCCGTACCAAGCGTAAGGTCGCTTGGTCGCGAATCTTGTATTTGCTGAAATCGCCGAAGGCCATCACTTTTGCGCTGGCGATTGAAGCGGACGGGAAAGATTGATTGATCGTGTAGGGATAGCCCAACAGCCTGTCTGGAACGCCAGCTTGCAGGCCAGGCTGCCAGATATAAGCGTTGGTCGTCGACTCCTTCAGCATGCGGATTTCGGCGAGAATGGAGTCGTGCATCATGAATCGCGCATTGTTGCGATAGGCCGGGTCAACGCTGTGGATCAAGCCGATGACATCATCGGAAGCGATGACTAAATCGTCGGCGGCGGCAAAGGTCGTGCCTGCAACCAGGACGCCTTTGGGTAAGGTCGTGCCGGCACCGGTACTGAAATGATCGTTCTGGATTCTGGCGATACGGATAGCGAGCATTTCGCCGATGCGCGCGCCGAGATCGAAGGCGCTATCCTGCAAAAGCTCGGTGCTGATCAGTACAGGCTTGGAAGAGTATTTGAACTTCTTCAAGATCACTTGGCTGAAGCTCGGATCAACGCTTGATCCAAAGTCAGTGGCTTCGTCCAGGATCACGCCCTTGTTAGAGCTGTCATTGACTGTCGGCAGCGGCAAGTCGCCTTCGCTGTCGGTTCGGATGACTTCAGAAACCGCGCGCATGCCACCGAACTCCAACATCGCCACTTCCAATGAACGGACAAAGCCTTCGGAGATGGTTTCAAGGCCCTTATTGGTGGTCGTGACATTCAAGGCGCGCCACTCACGCTGAAACTGGCGATAGGTCTTAACCATCGGCAAAAAGATTTCTTTTTGGCGGAAGTCCTGGCCGAGAAATGTCGCCGCGTCGCGATGCTCTTGCTCAATCTTGGGGTTGCCTTTCGCGTGGCGTAGCCAAGCCTGTAAAAAATAAGTGCTGTTAGTTTCCAGCTGCGCGAATGTCGGCATGCGGGCACCGATCGGACTCGGCGAATGAATGCCGGTCCAGCCTTTGCCAGCATTGAGATCGTTGCTGCGCTGGTTCTCGTCTAGGGATGCCGCATTCGCCTTTTCGCGCGCCTGGATATCTTCTTCGCGCTTAATACGCTGCTCCAGCGCGGAACATTCGCGGTTGCGATCTTCGAACCACTGAGTCTCTTCCGACGTTTCACTATTCTTCTCGTCAATTTCGTCCTGCTTTTTGCGCATCGCCGTCACTAACTCGCCCTTTTGCTGGCGCAATTCGATAAGGTTTAATGCCATGATTTTTTCTCCTTGAATTGGTAACTGTTTAAGTTGCGGTAACCCGGCAACGTTTAAGAATCTCGGCGTAAGACCATTTGTCGGCAGGCGGTGTGTTGGCTGCGATGAACTCCCGGCGCGCTTGGGCGCGGGATTCGAACAAAGCTTTGACCTGTTCCTCGTCGACCGGCACGCCGCTCAATTCCTTGAGCTTAGCCTGCGCGATGGTGCGTAGTTCGGCGCGTACGCCGACATCGGTCTGCGGATAAGCGGGAAAGGTCACCGGGGAAACGTCGAAGAGTTCGACTTTGGTGAGCGTGCGCACTACGCCGCCGTCTTCCATGCGCCAGCTGCTCCCCTCCGGAAACACCATGAAGCCGAAAGACATTTGATCCACGTCGCCGCGCTCGATGGAGATCAGTAAATCGCGGGCAAATTGAGTATCGGGGAAATCAGCGTCAATCTTCAGCCCTTCGCGGTCTTCGGAAAGGCGCAGCGTGCCGGATTTGGTGCGGGCAAGGATAAAATTAGGATCGTGATTCCACAGCGCGCGGACATCGCCGCCTTTGATGGTGTCGGCGAAAGCGCCGGGATGAATCTGCTCGCGGTAGCCGCCTAAATCGTCGGATAATTGATTGAAAACGGCGGCGTGGCCGGTAATGCCAGGCTTGGAGCCGCTACGGGTGCGGAGTTCGGATACGGTGAAGTCGCGGTATTCGGTTTTTTGTTCAGCCATAAAAAAAGGCCGGTCCCGCCGTTAACGGGATCGGCCTAATTCGTTTCTTCAGCCGAGGACGTGATCAGCGCCCGGCCAAAAATCATTCGTGGCTGATTATCTTGTTATGTGACTATTTAGTAAATGGTAAAAGTGCCGATTTTGTCGGCAAGGGACGGATGGTGACGCTCTATTCGAAGGTAATATCGCCAGATCCAGCAAATCCGAACTCTGCCGTACCCGCCAAGGGATTAACGTTGCAGAAATGTACCCAGCCCGCAAAGTTAGCTGGCGGGCGGTCAATGAAATTCATTCGGCATTTTGGCTGAGGTTCTTGGCTAACGAACTTTTCAGCTAATAAATCTACTTCCGACGGAGGATTTTCTTTTGGTTTCCATCGCATGCCGATTTTAAAACCGTCATCGGTCCACTCAAAAGAATCAAACTTTATGCTGTGACCGTCTATCCGAATCACTATCGGCACTGAGTCCTGTAAATCCAGGGTTTGAATGTACCGACCAAAAGTCAGATATGTTACCAATGGTCCCCTAGCTACCATTACGCGCTCCTGGAATCTTTTTTTTTCAACCGTTCAACTTCTTCGGCTTCAATCCTACGGGTATCGCCGATCTTGAATGACTGAATCTCGCCGCGCTGGATCAGCCGCTCAATGGTCCGGCGCGATACGTCGAAATCCTTGGCTAGCTCGTCTATGCGGTAAGATTTTTTACTCATACTTAATGTGCCGCTCCATTCGTCAGTTGCGCCGGCTTGGCCGCGCCGTTAGTCAGCGCAGGCGCTTGCGGCTCGTCCGTTTCGCCAACTTGATCCAGTCGCGTCATATTGCTCTCACAAATGTATGTTTTCCCTTCACCGTTGGGCAGCGGATTCATGTCAAGCAGCTCGCGCCACTCATCGGCGTTGATAATGCCGTTGCGCCGTTCGATTTGCAGCTTTTCCGCTTGCTCCTTGGCGTCGCCCCACAGCATGACGGTCGGATTGAACTTGACGAAATAGCTCTGCCGCTCGGTCGGCGTAAAGAGCGAATAGCGTAGGCGCTTCTCCCAATTGTCGGCAATGTGTCGTATACAATCTTCCCAAAATGCGCGATTGGACTGCTCCACGGACGCGTATGAGACCGTTCCCGATTTCATTACGCCGATCTTATGCGCCGGTACGCCGAAGATGCCGCAAATATCTTCCTTGGTCGCGATATGCCCCTCGATATACTGCGCGTCGTTGGGCGGAATCCCTACGTCTTTCCAGTCCATGCCCTCTTCAAGAATCATGAAGCTGCGCTTATTGTTGCCGGTGGTTTGGTCAGTAATCGTCTTGCGCAGATTGCTATGCGCCTGCGGGCTCAAGGTCAGCGGATGCTTCAGCACACCGCCCGGCCGCGCGTCGTTGGCGAAAAACCGCGCTCGATACTCAATCGACGCATTGGATAGGCCGAAGAGTTCGCGGTGCGTGGTGATCATCGAATAGCCGCAGTAGCCGTCACCGCCGAGTCCGCGAATATGCAGCACTTCGTCTTGGCGGTAGACTTCAAAGCCGCCTTTCTCATCGTAGTGGTAATAGAAAAGTTTCCCGTCGATCATGTCCATGCGCCAGCTAGTGCTCTTCCAAGGCCATAGCGCTACCACTTGGCCGGAGCCATTGCGTTCGATGTAGGCGGCGGAATTTCCCACTAAAGACGTGACGCCTTGCTGCGTTCTGAGAAATTCAGTCGATGTCATGAACGGATTAGCGGCGTTTTTGAGAATATCGTAAACGGGATGGTCGACGGCCTCCTGCGTTCCCTTGCCAGGGCCCATGCGGCGGTAAGTCGTCAACGGGAGTGAAGCGAGCTTTTCAGCGATGAGCCGCACGCAGGCGTAAACCGCGCTAATCTTGATCGCGTTGAATTCGGTGATGTGCTGGCCGCTGGCCGTCATCGAACCGCCACCGAATAAATCCTTTAGCGCGGGATCGCGTAGAGAAAGCTGCTGCTCGGTCGATCTAAATTGTCTGAATGCTGGTTCAAGACACTTCATTTTGAATCTCCCATATAGATTAGAACGCCAATTGCTAAGAAAGTCCCGCCGACCAACACGTAAGCCGATGGCGGATAAATCTGCCACACGCCATATCCGGCCAACGCCAGGCCGCCGAAAAGAAACACGTCCTTGCCTTCGATCCACACGCGCCGCGGCGGCTTGTCCTGCGGCTCGGCAATACGTACGTTGCGGCGGCGCTTCTTGCCGGGCTTTTTGAATAGCTGGATAATTTTTGTGGCGGCGGCGTTCATTGCTTCACTTTTACTTTCGCAACAAATGCGTTAAGAAGAAACACATTCATAATTTCACCGCCTTGAATTCGCCGCACCATTCACTAGAGTAAGTGATTGGCCACTTCTGGACGGAATTCGCAATCGGCCCATGGCGACGACACTCCGCGATTGAGTCCGATGCTTCGTTTCGATTCTCCAATGTGCTCCAATACCGGCAAAATTGACATTGCTGCGGCGCTGCCAGCTTTACTATCGGCTTTTTCTCAAGCAATTTATACAAAAATCCGCCGGCGCTGCCGATATCCACTGCGTGAATGCCGCGCGAGGCGAGGCGATTCGCGAGGCATGTTGCCGTCGGGCCGCAGGATAGGATGACTATCTCAGGCTTAGGAAAGCCGATCTCGAATTCAAGTCTGCTAATCTCATCGTATGCGTTATGGCTCGGACATTGGACGTGACATGTCGACGCCGCCGTACGCTTAACGGCCTCAATAATGCTGTTTTTTACCTCTGATACGATTACGGCATCCTTACCGCGCCACAACCGATCAACCTTCTCCGCAAACTCCACCGTATTAATCCACGGCGCAGAGTCTGGCCGCGAAATGAACGCGCTGTAGTATTGCACCTTGTCCGGCCGCAATAGCTTGGCGAAGCGCTCGGCGTGGCGCATCCAATTGTCGTACTTCGGCCCTTGCGGGTCCATCGTCGGCACGCCCGCCAGGCAATTCTTATGCGGGTTCTGCAAAATCTGCACAAGCTCGGCGGTGATCTCCTCCGTGGCGGGCTGGCGCGAGTATCCGGCGCCGTGCATGAGCTTCAGTTCACCGTCGCCGTAGCGGGCAATGCTTTTGCCGGCGAGAATGGCGTCGAGCGTGGCGAATTCGCCGATGACTTGGGGGTAGGTCACAATTCCCTCACCCACTCAAATCTCAGCGGGTTTCTCGGCACATCGTCGCCCATGGCGGCCTTTTTCCTGCGGATGTTGGCGCCTATCGTGGTGTCGCGGGATAGCGTCAAGTCATTGGCGTCGGCGATGGCGTTGCGCGTGTAGACCTCCAAGCGGATCGGCTCAGGCAGCAAATCAACCGGGTACATGCTCTCCAGCCGGCGCAAAAATGCGCCCCCGCCGCCTAAACACCCGGCGTAGTCCTCATCA